GAATTTTTTGTATGGGCAGTTAGAGAGTTTGAAGTACCTGATGGTGTCAAAGCATTTATCTATGACACTGAAAGGGATATGCTTAGGAACTTTATTGAGTGGTGGGTGCAAAATACACCAGACATCCTTACAGGATGGAACGTTAACCTATATGATGTACCTTATATTGCACGTAGGGTAAATAGAATATTGGGTGAGAAATGGATGAGGTCATTATCACCTTGGAATAGAGCAAACGAGAGAGAAGTTTATGTACAAGGACGTAAAAATTATGCTTATGACGTTAGTGGGATTAACATTCTTGACTATCTCGATCTTTACCGTAAGTTTACTTATACTAACCAGGAATCATACAGACTCGATCATATCGCTTTTGTTGAACTAGGTCAGCGTAAGTTAGACCACAGTGAGTACGATAATTTTAAAGATTTCTACACGTCAGACTGGCAGAAGTTTATAGAATATAACATCCAAGACGTTGAGTTGATTGACAGACTGGAAGATAAGATGAAGTTACTTGAACTTGCCATAACTATGAGTTATGATGCTAAGGTTAACTTCGAGGACGTATACTCACAAGTTCGTATGTGGGATACGATCATTTATAATTACCTGAGTGATAAGGACATTGTTGTTCCACCACGAAAGGGTTCAAAAAAGGATGAAAAATACGCAGGTGCTTATGTCAAGGAACCGATTCCAGGAAAGTATGATTGGGTTGTTAGTTTTGACCTTAACAGTCTCTACCCTCATCTTATTATGCAGTACAATATTTCCCCAGAGACCCTCTGGGAAACTCGACATTCCAGCTCAAGCGTTGAGAGGATTCTAAATCAAGAGATTGATTTTGATGGTAAGTTTTCTGTGTGTGCTAATGGTGCTCAGTATCGTAAGGATGTGCATGGTTTCTTACCTAAGATTATGCAGAAGATTTACGATGAACGTACCATTTATAAGAAGTTGATGCTTAAAGCGAAGAGTGAGTACGAAAAGAAACCAACTGAGAAACTGAAGAAGGATATTAGTAAGTACAATAACATCCAGATGGCACGTAAGATTCAATTGAACTCTGCCTATGGTGCTATTGGTAATCAATACTTCAGATATTATAACCTTGCTAATGCAGAGGCAATTACTCTGTCAGGACAGGTTAGTATCAGATGGATTGAAGCAAAAATGAACAAGTATCTTAATACGATACTTAAAACTGAAGGAGAAGATTATGTTATTGCCAGTGATACTGATAGTATCTACCTCAATCTGGGTGATTTGGTTGAAGGTGTATACAAGGGGAGAGAGAAAACTGATGAAAGCATTGTTAGGTTCCTTGACAAGGTGTGTCAAACTAAATTTGAGCCTTATATTGAAAGTTCTTATAAAGAACTGGCCGAGTACGTTGGAGCGTACGAACAGAAAATGATTATGAAGAGGGAGAACATTGCCAACAAAGGTATATGGACTGCCAAGAAGAGATATATTCTCAACGTATTCAATAGTGAAGGTGTACAGTATGCTGAACCTAAGTTAAAGGTTATGGGTATAGAGTGTGTTAAATCTTCCACACCAGGTGCATGTAGAGATAAGATTAAGGAGTGCTTGAAGGTTATTATGAATGATGGGGAAGAAGCAGCACAGGATTTTATTAAGAATTTTAGGGATAATTTCTCTGAGTTACCTGTTGAAGATATCTCATTCCCCAGAGGTTGCAATGGAATAAATAAGTGGGCAAACCCATCCAGTATCTACAGCAAAGGAACACCAATACATGTACGTGGTGCGTTGTTGTTTAATCATTATAATAAGAAGAACAAATTAACCCATAAGTATCCTTTAATACAGGATGGTGAAAAGATTAAATTTGTTTATCTCAAGACCCCTAATAAATTTGGAGAGAATGTAATTTCATTTTTACAAACTCTTCCAAAAGAGTTTGGGCTTGACAAACAGGTGGACTATGACCTACAATTTGAGAAGAGTTTTCTTGAACCAATTAAGGTCATTATGGATAAGATCGGATGGAAGCCAGAAAAAGTTGCTAACCTTGAATTTTTATTCGGATGACCACATACATTGTTGAATATCAGAAAGCCTTTAGTGCTGGAGAAAATCCTACCGAGAAGGAATTTTTTGATGAAGACGAAGCCAAATGGTTTGAACGTGCTATGAAACGTTCTAATTACATTACCAAATTATTTAAGAAAAGTTAATGGATTTTTTACAGGATGTAGTAAAGGAGATTGGCAATGAATATGCTGCTCTGGTCAGTGATGGTGTTGCTGCTGGTGACACTAGTAATTTTATCGATACAGGTTCGTATATCTTTAACGGACTTGTCTCAGGAAGTATCTACGGAGGTATTCCAGGGAACAAGATCACAGCTATTGCAGGTGAGTCAAGTACTGGCAAAACATTTTTCTGTCTTGGTATTGTACAGCATTTCCTCGAATCTAATCCTGATGCTGGCGTTATTTATTTTGAGTCTGAAAGTGCGTTAAGTAAAAATCAGATTGAAGAGAGGGGTATTGATTCAGCTCGTATGTTGATTGTACCTGTTACTACAGTGCAAGAGTTTAGAACACAATCCATTAGAATATTAGACAAATATTTAGAGCAACCTGCTGACCAGAGAAAACCCTTAATGTTTGTTTTAGATTCTCTTGGTATGTTATCTACAACTAAGGAAGTTGAGGATGCTGAAGCAGGTAAAGAGACTCGTGACATGACTAGAGCACAGATTGTCAAGTCAATCTTTAGAGTCTTGACATTGAAGTTAGGTAAAGCAAACGTCCCAATGTTGGTTACTAATCATACATATGATGTAGTAGGTGCGTACATTCCTACAAAGGAAATGGGAGGTGGAAGTGGACTTAAATACGCAGCAAGCACAATCATATATCTTACGAAAAAGAAAGAAAAGGATGGTAAAGAGGTTGTGGGAAATATTATTAAATGCAAAACAGCTAAAGCTAGATTAACTAAAGAGAATAATCAAGTGGAGGTTAGGTTGTACTATGATAAAGGTTTGGATAAACACTATGGTTTATTAGAACTAGGTGAGAAGTATGGACTATGGAAGAATGTAGCAGGTAGATATGAGTTTAATGGAAAGAAAATATATGCCAAACAGATTCTGTCAGATCCAGAAACCTATTTTACTCCAGAAGTAATGCAAGCTCTGGATGAGTGTGCATCTAAGGAATTTAAGTATGGCAACTAATCTTACAGATTATATTAAGTGTTATGATGGGTTAGCATCCAAAACATTTTGTGATGCAATTATTGAATCGTATGCTATTACGAAGGGGCAGTACCTCGATAGAGAACAAAGACCATCCTTTCATGAGTTAAATATATCACAGAGGTATATTGCTAAAGACCATCAATGGATGGGTATACAAATGCAATTGACATCCATCTTTACTGATGCTGTTAATCTTTACATACAAGATCTGGATTGTTTAAATGACTTTCCTGTGAAGTATGCCTTTGAAGAAAACCGTTTAAAATTATATGACAATAATGCCTACGATCAGTTTAAAGATCATGTCGATGTTCAGGATTATTCTTCTGCTCGTAGATTTCTGGTATGTTTCCTCTATCTTAACACAGTCGCTGATGGTGGAGAAACAAATTTCCCTAGATTAGACTATGCAATTAAGCCTGAGTGTGGTAGAATATTGATATTCCCACCTACGTGGCAATACAGACATGCTGGACTTCCACCTGTGTCTGATAAAAAATACATTATTGGTACTTACCTCCACTACTTATGAATCTAGAACTTACTATACTTGGTAGTCTGATCTATAATGATGAATATACTCGTAAGGTATTACCATTTCTTAAGTCGGAGTACTTTCAAGTTAAATCTCATAAGATAATATTCTTAGAGATACATGAATATGTCACTAACTATAATGCATTACCATCTTTAAATGCTTTAGGTATTGAGTGTCAAGAACGTACTGACCTCACTGAGGAACAGTTTAAAGAAATCATTGAGGTGTTGAATGAGTTACCAAAAGAAGAGCATGACTTGGATTGGATTGTTGACACGACAGAGAAGTGGTGTCAGGAGAGAGCGATTTATCTATCGCTTATGGAATCAGTTAAGATTGCAGACGGTCAGGATGAGAAGAGAGATAAGGGAGCAATTCCACAAATATTAAGCGATGCATTAGGTGTATCATTTGATCAAAATGTAGGACATGACTACTTACAGAACTACGAAGAACGATTTGACTTTTACCATAAAAAAGAGGAAAAGATTCCCTTTGATTTGGAATTTTTTAACCGCATTACAAAGGGTGGCCTTCCGAATAAAACACTCAATATTGCTCTCGCTGGCACTGGTGTTGGTAAGTCTTTGTTTATGTGTCATGTCGCAAGCAGTGT